GGCTCGGCATGGGAACCCTGGCCGGTCCGCAGCGCGTCCAGCAACTCGCCGCGTCCGCGCCATTGCGCCAGCTCGTCGGCAATGAAGAATGACGGCCCGGTGCCGTGGGCCTTTCGGTGATCCGATGATGCGGTGATGAAGATGCTGCCGGTTTCGACATCCTCAGCAGTCTTGTTCCACTCTCGAAAAACCACGCGGGCGGCAAGCTCGGGATCGGCCAGGACGAACGCCTTTAGTTCATTGTATACCACCCCCGCTTGGTTCCGATCAGCCGCCGCGGCAATCACCTGCCCGCGCTGCACCGCCTCCGGGCCGGCCAGATGACACGCTGCCAGGCCGGCGCTGATCGTGCTCTTGCCCGCCTTCCGGCCCATGCTCAGGACCGCACTGCGCACCGGCCGGTGCCCATCGGCATCCGTGGCATAGATGCGGGCGATGGCGTCCCGCTGCCACGGACGGAGCACCAGTTTCCCGCCTGCGTGGGCGCCGCTGGTGATGGTCAACCGCTCTAGGAAGGCTGCCACCCTATCGGCTCGCGTAAGGCCCTCCACGGCCGCCACAGGGGGCGCCACGGGGGCGATTGCGGCCCGCTTAATCGGCCGGGCGCCGGGTCCACGCTGGCCCATCAGGCGAGCCCTGCAAAGCGGGTAGGCATAACCTTTTCCGGTTCTGGACGACGGTCTGCGCGCCTCAGCCCTGAGAGATTTTTTGGCGCGTCATTCCACCAGTGGCGCGGGTCGGTCGGTGTTCCAGCCGCATTGCAGCCCTTCAGGATAGGCTCGCCTCCATGCCGGCGCTGTGCATGGTGGTGCAGGCATAGGCTGCGCAGGTTCTCCAGGCTGTCAGCGCCGCCCGCACTGCGGGGGATGATGTGGTCAGCCACCACAGCCGGGGCGCCACAGGTGACGCACAGGGGCGAGGCAGAGAGGCACTGCTCCCGAAGCCGCCGCCAAGCGCGGGTGTTGTAGTACGGGTCGCGGCTCATCGGTCGGCACCCCGTTTACGAGGCGGCAGGTCGCCGGCCTTGAGCGCGTCTAGTGCGGCCTGCAATGCAGGGTCCACCACCCGTTCGACTGTCCCCTCACGGCGTGCGCGGCGTCCTACACGTGGCCTATCAACCTCGCTTCGGGCTGCTTCTTGCGCTGCGCTGTCCTTTGGCCAGAAGCGGAACTCGACGCCGATCACCTTCCCTGCGTGACGGAACGCCTCCCAATCAAGGTCGAACCGCGCCAACTGCCGCACCTCGGCGGTTGCTGGTTCCACCACAAACCGGCGCAAATCAGCCCACATCGGGAGCTTCCCGGTAGGGACGCCGAATTGCTCACGGAGCTGGTCAAGCGTTCCACGCCAAACAGGGCTTTGCCGGCGGTAGAGCATCGCGCCCAACTCGTACAGCGTGACCGCATACCGGCTCTCGAATGACAGCAGCGTTTGTCGGTGCAACTCAGCGTAGTGGTCGCTGGCAGCAATCACTTGGCGCATAGCTTCGCTGAAGCGCCACCAGACCATGCCTCGGGCGTCGTCGGCTGTTTCCTCGATGCGCTGGGAGATTATCGGCGCGACCAGTACAGCATCATTGCCGCGCGGTGATTTCACGGGGATGCGAAGCAGGACACGTTGCAGCTCGTCCAGCACGCGCCGAACCCTATCGTTGTCCTTATGTGTCCCCCGAAGCGTGGCCTTGGCGATGCAGTGCTCGATATCGTCGCCGGCAGCGCCGGCCGCAGCGTGCAACAGCAGGACCCACGTCTTCCGGGCCGCAGCCGTCAGTGTGGTCCCGTCAGGATAGCGAGCCGAGACAAGCTCGCCGGGCTTTAGCACTGCCGGGTCGCCGCCTTCCGTTCGAGTGCGCTGAAAGGCGGCCCGCATGGTGCGGCCTCGAGGATGAGTAGTAGGCTTGAGCGTAGTTGCCATTCCGGCATAATACTATGAGGTGAGTTAAGTATCAATCGCTCATACCATCCCCCAATCACTCACTGCCGCACCCACCCAACTCCCCCAATTACTCATAGAAACACCCCCAATCACTCACATTTCCACAGGATAAGCCGTTGATTACAGGAGAAAAAATTGCCCCTGAATCCTGAAACCTAAAAAGAATCCTAGAGGCGTGGCGCCGCTTCACCTGTGGATAACGCTCGTTCATGAGTAGAAACCCTGCCATGTCAGCCCAACCGCTTCGGCCAGCAGCGTAAGAATGGCATCCGACTCTCTGTCCCATTCGCTATATCGTTCACTCCAACTAGCATCATCTTCGCCCCGCGCTTCGGCATCAGCCGATAGGGAACGATGCCGCTGATCGACTCCGAGGAGGTCAGTAGCGAGGGCTGCAACTGCAGCATCACCCCGCTCAAGGCGCTGAAGAATGGCGCGCCACAACCGACCGCGGGGAGAAGAACAACTCGTGGCGATAAACGGATAGAGGGTGATGATGTCGCACAAGCGGAGGATCGCAGCCGCGTCTATCACTGAAGGCAGACCAGCAGCGGCAACCTTCTCGGCTACGCGGTCAGCATCAACCTTACTTTTAGCAATAGCAAAGGTATGGGCTTTCAGCGCCTCCTTATAAGCGTTCCATTGCCGCATACGACGGGACTGCTCTATGGTCGCCATCTCGTACAACTGAGCTATGGACGGCAGCGTCTTCAGTGTGCGCCGTGCCCGCTGCGCCACCAGCTTAACGATATCGGCGCTGAAGCCTGCCAGGTCCTCACCAGCCGCAGCCGCGTAAGCTTTGGTATTGACGCGGGCGCCGGGGAAGACGCCAACCAAATAGCTGGCCACGTGCTCGGCATATGCCTGCCGAGCCGGGGCCTCTGCTTTATCATCCTGGATGTCGCGCCATTTGCTAAAGGCTGCAATGTCTGCTTTGACGATTGCCATAACCTCATAATCTTCGAGGTCATAAGGCGATGCCGTATCGGGCATGTTCGTCTCATCGTCCCAGCAATCCATATTGCATTGAGCAAAGGTCGGTTGCGGGATTTGGGCCGCCGCAGCGGTCTTAGTCTTCGCCATGCCCATCTCCTACAGCCGTACCGGAGTAGCTAAAGTTGGGCGACGGGACTTCTTCCCTGCGCCAGGGGCGCGCGTAGCGTAAGCGGAGCGCGCGCCATTGGCGCAGTACAGGTTCCCTACGTTTTCACTACGGGAACTTACCTGTTCGTGGCGCTGTGGAGCGCCATCTAGCGGCATCACCAGTGTAAACACGGTGCTGCTGCGTGGCCCCCCATCGCGGATGCGCGCAATCAGGCCGCGATCCTCCAGCGTCACCAGCGCCCGACGGACGGTGCGGCGGGTCATGCGGGTCAGCGCGGCGATAGTCTCTTGCGCCGGCCAGGCGCCGCCACGATCAAAGTTGAAGTGCTCTGCCAGTGTGACCGCGACAGCCACCTCAGCGAGCGTGGCACGGGGCTGCGCGGCTATCACGGCGCGCACCCATGCGAAGCGTTCACTGATGTTCATTAGTGCTGCAGGTGCTTGTTTGCATTGGCAGCGGCGTGGTATTCATCTCCCACAGCGTGGGCACCATTCAACGGTGTTTTCATGCGCGGCCGCCCCCTAGCGGCCAGGATATCGCCGGCGCCAACCGGCTTGGTTTTGCGATGGCGGCCCGGCAAGGCCGCCATTTGCATGTCAGGCTACCGCTGCGGCCGTACCCCGCGGGTTCCATCCTTCCATTTCCCGGACCTCGTCGGCGGACAAAATTCCGCCCGCTACCGCGGCGACATTCGCCTTCCACCGCGCCTCATAGTCGCCGCGCATCAGCCCGGAGAGGTCGATTTCCAGCGAGTGATCGCCTTCACCGAAGACGCTGCGCGAAAATTCGGCTTGAACTTTGGTAGCCCACGGCGCGAGCGTGAGCTGAGCGAACCATAGCGAGGCTTGCTGGGCGGAAGTAAAGGCGTTGTTCTCGTAAGCCTGAATAATTGGCGGCGGCACTTGGAATAAGCGGGCCAACTCAATTGCGCCGTACTTGCGGGAGGACAGGATTTCAGCGTCCTCGGGCGACACCGACATGGGTTTCCACGCGGCGCCATTGTCCAGGATCAGCACCTGACGAGCGTTGCTTGTGCCCGCGTGCCGTTCCTCGAACATCTGCCGCAGCCGGTTGAACTGCTCGTTGCCAAGGCTGCCGGGCATCTCCAGGGCACCGGAGGGCGTGACGCCATTCCGCCACGCGTTGCCGCTGTACTCCTGCAGTGCCATGGCGTTGCCGATCACGTCGGGGGCGCGGCTAATGCGACTCCTCCCGATCAAGCCGTCGTCGCTGCGATCCCGGAGGTGGAACACCTCGCCATCCAGCAACCGGCGAGGCTTGCCAGTGCCGCCCCATGGCGCGACGTACTGCACCACGTCATAGGCCAGCCGGCCACTCGGCAGCACGGACACCGACACGTTGCCCCAGTGGATCGGGACCAGGGCGGTAGGCTGGCCTGCCCCGTCGTATTCCACGGCGCTGATGGCGTTCCCATGGGCCAGCACCTGCCCCATGGTCCACTCCATCCAGTCCGGCCAGGTCTGGTTGCCGTTCGGGCGTCGCAGCAACCGGGCAACGGGATGGTTCGGCACCTCTGTCCGACCAACAGCCCCTACGCGATAGACGTAGGCCGGCAGGCTCGCCATCGCGCTTGATATCGCCCCGATGCACGCCGACACCGCGGCCAAGTTCTCGGCCAGGGTGGCGTTGACGTACTGCCCCGAGGCGGTAGGACGGATGCCGAAGGCCGCGGCGTAGCTGTTGCTGGTGGCGCTGCGCCGCTCATAGCCCAGGGCGCCCGCCAGGCGATGCAGGACGCCCATCACAGCGCCTCCACGATGCGCCGGAGCCGCGCGCCGGACAGGTCCGCGAGCGCCGCGCTGCGGGCCGATATGACAGTCTGAGAATAAGCCGGGAAGCTTTGCACGATGGACACTTCCACCAGGTCCACCGCCCGGAGTTCGCGGCGGTTCTTCGCTGGCCATGCCTCATCCTTCACGCGGAAGCCGAAGGACATGCCGCCGAGGTCACGCCGCTCGGCCAGCGCAAGCACGTCATTGCCAAGCTGCGTGTTCGGCACGTCCAGGCTGAAAGCCAGCCCGTAGGCATCTTCCCGAAGCCGCAGGGTGCCGCTGCTGGTGCGCGCCAGCAGCCGTGACGGGTCGTGGTCCACCAGTGCCAGCACATCGACACCAGACGCGAGCGATGCGCGGAAGCTGCCCGCGCGGATTGTCTCTGAGAACTCTGCAATGGTAGCGGGGCTGTCAAAGACAGCCGCGTACCCTTCCAACCGCCGGCCGGAGGTGGCGCGCAGCTCCATGGCTGCGCGCCGTTCCAGCCCGTCAGGGAAACGGGCCGGGGACATTACGCGACAATGTCCTTTATGGCCGCGAACGATTCCGGGTGCCGCACCGCCACGTCCATAGTGACCATGCCGCGCACCTGGACGTTGCCCTTGCTGTAGGCCACGCCCTCATAGGGATTCACCAGGAGGTCGAACTCGCTCCAGTAGCCGAGGAGGAGATCGGCCCAGTTGCCATAGACCAGAGCAGAGAGGCCGGTGCCGCTGCCCTTGGTTAGGTTGTTCGGCAGCATGTCGGTGTAGACCTGCTTCATGCCCTGGAAGACCACGTTGGCGCCCAAGGGGATGCCCGTCGTGTCCTTCATTTTCATCACCGCCCGCTTAGTTTGGCGGTTGCCGAGGAAGCCCATGTTGGCACCGGCCGCGTGGTTGTCCTCCACCTGACCAATCAGATCCACCACAGCGTCATAGGTCAGGGCGCCGCCGTTCGTGCCCATGGCAACGCTGCCGATGCCGGAGGTGTTCAGCACGCCACGCGGCTCGGGAGCGACACCAGTGCCGATAATGGCAGCTCGGTCCACTTCGCGCGCGAGTACGGCGGCGAAGTCTGCCCGCACCAGCGCCTCGATATCGGGCGAGGACTGGAGGATTAGGTTCCGGCTGAACTCGGTCCGGGCACCCACATGCTTGGGCGTCATGCTGACCTGTTCCCACTCCATGTCACTGGTCGGGATCGCGGTATTCTCGTTCACCCAAGCCGCGGTCGAGGAGGTCTTCGCCTTGGGAATGGCGACGTTGCCCACCAGGCCGGACAGGATTCGCGCCCCGAGGCCACGGACCACCAGCGCCTCGCGCAGCAAATCGATGTACTGATCGCCGCGGAAATCAGTAGCGATCAGGTTGGAACCCGGCCCGTTGACGGGAAGGCCGGTGGTCATCACGCGCTGTTCCACCGGCTGCTGAAAGACCGCCATTGGCACCGCCATGCCTTGGAAGCTGCGCCCCGCGCGGCGCGCTACTTCCTGCGACAGCTCACGCTCACGGCCGGCATCGACGTTCAGGTTCGGCACCTGCGAGGCGATAGCTCGGACCAAGCTGAAGTTGCGGAGTTCGCCGTCAAAGTTCTTGTCGCCGCTGCCGATGATCGGGCTGCCGGCAACGCGGCGCTCGAAATCATCGACCACGGCGGCACGATCAATCTTGCCTTGCAGCGCGTCGGCTTCGGTCTTCAGGGTGTCGAAGCGGCCGCGCTGTTCATCGGAAAGGTCCGCACCGTTAGCGGTCAGGCTGCGAAGCTCAGCGACGATGGTAGCGCGCTTCTCAAGCAGGGTACGGGTGTTCATTGGGCGAAAGCTCCATGTTCTGGGGGAGCCGTCGCGAGCGGCAGCAGTACAGCGGAGTGGTACTCAGGCCCACCAAGCCCTTTGTATTGCTCAAGCGCGGCGACCTTGACCGCCTCACGCAACGCATTGTCCTGGATCGCCACTCGGCGGAGCCGGTGGTCAGTCGGAAGACCCAGGTAGAACCCGCCGCCATTCGCAGACGTGCCCAGGCTGATACCGACCAGCAGGAAAGGCCCAACCTGCACCGTGCAGCGCATGAGCCAAAAACCAGCGCGGGCGCTAATCGGCTTCTCAAAAAGCTCGGCGCCTAGCACGCGGATAGGAAGGTCGTACCTCATGACCGGGGCAGCCCAAGCTGCACGCGGACTGTCATCCATATGCGCGACACGTCCACCACCACGGCGGCAGGATGGGCGTAGAGCACACTGCACAGCGGTGTTGAGTCGTCCACCCGGATGCACTTGCCGCCAGGGCAGTCATCAGCCGGAACAGTATCAGCGATAAGCACCGTGCGGCCCGTGGGGAACAACTCGCCTGGGTCCCGGCCGGGTTGATCGCCAAGTGGGCCAAAGCCCAAATCGCTAAACTGGACGGCCAGCATAGCGGCCGGGCGAGGCTGCCACCCCATGCGGACCAGCTCGGCGGTGATGGCAATTTGCATCACGCGGTTGAAGCTGTACCGGATTGGCGAGCCTTTCGCGGAGGCGACTTGGTCCTCCTTTGTCAACAGCACCGCCGCAGGCCGGCGAGATACCCAGTTCTTCAGGGTAGCGGGGGTGATGTTTGCTGCCGCACAGACCTCAGCCGAGGTGAAGCGGTCAACGTAGTCGGCGGGATCAGCGGGCATGGATGAACTCCTTCATCCATGGTGTAGCACGACACTGTTGCTAGTGCAAGATGATACTTCTACCCGCCAGGTATCCCGCACCGGCCGGGCGCGGGGCGAATACCGCCGTAGGCTGTGACCGCGTCTCACGGGTTTATCGCCGCGTCGTAATCTATAGCCACGGCATGCTGCCGGCGGCGGGGAGCTGGGAATCGTCTCACCCCAGTGACGGATTGCCGGCCTGGCGATCCGCCTCCCCGCTGCCTTCTTCTGCCGCTGCCGCTCGAACCCGCCGAGGGCGCGTGGCGTTGACCGGCCGACCCCTCTCCCTACGGGGTCTGGCCACTTTCAGGCCGCCTCTCCTGCAGAGGCGGCCTTCCTTTTGCCCGGCGGGTGGCCGCCTCAGCTCTTCGCCAGCGGGTCGGGGACGGGGATTAAGGCAGCCTCTGCTCAGGCTTGGGAATGGCTGTTCTCAAGCCAGAGCAACGCCTCCGCACCGCGCCAGCGCCGCTGCCCGTGATGCCACCTCGCGCGGCTGTGCCTATCCCAGGTTGAGGTGCGGTCAGCATGATCCGCTGGCGGGGCGGGCTAGGTGACTCATCCCCTCCTAGCGGCGATCCGTCCAGTCGCCTCCCCCGCTCCCCTCCTTTGCCGCTGCCGCTCAAACCTGCCCGCGCGGTGCCGCGTTAAGGGACTTAGGACGATGCAGCGCGCAGCACGGGGAGGTGCCCATCTTCGACAAGGTGATCCCGAGGTTGCATTAGGGCCGCCCTTCCATCGGGGGCGGCCCTTTTCATGGCCGATCCCGGCAACCGGCGAGGTGCCGCTGCCGCTCGAACCCCAGCGGTCAACCTGAGTTGGACAGGCGCACCCTCCCGAGGGGGCGGCTTCCCTGTCATTATTCAGTCTCCAGAAACTCCGGCCGCTCCCTAATCAGGAAGCGGCCTTCTCTTTGCGCGACGCGCTGCAGCAGGATTTTATACTTGGGGTTTAAATTCTCTTGTAAAAAAACAATCCCAATTCAGCTGTTGGCTTTATCTACTTGCCGCTATGGGACGGGATATTAGTCATCTGGGATTGAATAGCGTGCGGAAGTCACAGCCGATCGAGATCAGAACGTATAGAAGTGCCCGTGTGGAGATCTCTGATGATCGGGGGGATGGCTGGATCGTCGCCGTTTACCTGCCCGACACGGCAAAACCCTTGGTTTTGCGTAACCGCGTTCCGCAGGGGTTGGCGCAACTGCTGAAAGAGGCAGAAGCCTATGTAGACCGGCGGGTCGAAGCTGTGGGTCCCGTAGATTATCCCTAATCCTCCGCCACCAGATCGAGAAAGGGCGGGAAGCCTCAGCCCCGGCGGCTCATGGTCCAGGCACGACCCAGACCGCCGGCGCCCCGCCGCCCGGCGCTATGGCGATGACCTGGAGCCCGCTGGGTACAGGCCGCAGCCGGAACCGCCATCCGGTCAAATCTAGAGGGACTGTCCAGCCGTCCGGCTCCAGCTGCCAAAGCTGCCCAGCGAGCCACGCCTCTAGGCCACCGACCCCATCAAAGTCGCGGAGCAAGGTGCGAGCTTCGGCCTCGGTTATGACCGCCCCCGCCAGAAGCCCCGCCACGCCCGCGCCAGCGGCCCGCCGGCCGTCCATGCGTCAAGCTCGGCCTGGACCGCATCCCGCTGCGCTTCGCCCGCCTTCCGCGCCTCCTCGGCCTGCTCCGCCCGGCCGATTTCGCGCGCCACCGCCTCCCGCAGCGCCTTGGCCTCGCCCTCGGCATGGGCTGCCCGGATCCGCGCCTCCTCGCGCTCGGCCTGCAGCTGATCAACCTGTGCCTCGACCTTTTCCGCCCGTTCCCGAAGGGTGGCAGCCTCACCCCGCGCCTCAGCGGCTTCCTGTAACGCCTTGAGCAACCGGTCATCGTGGGTCGGATGACTGGTCGGCGTCGGTGGTACGTGACCGGTCGGGGACCGGTTGGAGATGCCAGCCAGATCGGCATCCGTCAGCCGCACCCGGAGCGTCCGGTCATTGCCCTTCACGGCTTGCAGGCTGCCGCGCTTGATCCTCTGCCGGATGGCCTCAACCGTCAGGCCGGTGCGCTTGGCCGCCTCGGTCAGCAGGTATAACGACTGGTCGCTCATTGGTCGGGAACCGGTTGCCGTTCGGTTAGAGACTGGTCGGCAACCGGTTGAAAGTCTATCATCACCCGGTCAGCAACATCCCGGTAAAGGCGAAGGTTGGCGGGGCCGGCGCCCGACCCGCCAAGCCAACCGCCTGGACGCTCGCCGCCAGTGGGTCGATCCGGCCGCGGCTGCGGTCCTTCGCTAGCCGGCGGTTGCCACTGGCATCCGCGTCGATCACTGCATTGGCCACGGCCCATCGCAGCAGCGGGTTGCCGCCGTGCTTGATGCCGCCCTCCAACACCTGCCGCTCCAGTTCGGCCAGGTCGGGAGACGCGTCCCGATAGCCGGTGCCGCGTGGCTGCATCGGGAGCCGGATGCCCTCGCGGTCTAGGACGGCCTGGAAGTCGTTCAGGCCCCATCGGTCGGACGCGATGCCCCGGAGGTCCAGCCCTTCAGTGTTCGTCGCCAGCCAGGTTGCCAGCCAAGCCCCGTCGATAGCCTTGCCCGGCATCGCCACCACATGCCCGGCCGCCTGCCACTGGCGATAGGGTGCCCGGTCCTCGGCCGCCTTCTCGTCCACCCGCGCCGCCGGGAGGAAGGCCCACACCCGGAGTTGCCCGGTCTCAGGCCAGAACAGCGCGAAAGCGGTCAGGTCCGCCGCGCCGCTGGCCAGGTCGAGCCCGCCATAGCAAGGCCCCGTGGCAGGCGCGGTGCCGGCGCACGCATCCCATTCCACCGGCCCGATGAAGCGATCATCAGCGGCAACCGGCTGGTTCAGGACATAGGCGCGGAAGGCGGCTTCCTGCGACGGTAGCCGCTTCGCCTGCCGGGCCTGGATGGCGATATCGCGCATCCGCACCTCGTCAGCGTCCGGGTTCGCCAGCAGCCAGGTTTCAGGTGCCCAGGGGTCGGCATCCATAGGTGCGGACCAGACGAAGCTGGCGAAGGTGTCGTCTTCGATGATGCCGCTATCCACCTCGGCACCGTAGCGGATCAGGTCTTCCAGCGGGTTGTCGGGATCGGGCGAACGGGTCGAGATGACGATGCCCAGCGGCTCGGCATGGGAACCCTGGCCGGTCCGCAGCGCGTCCAGCAACTCGCCGCGTCCGCGCCATTGCGCCAGCTCGTCGGCAATGAAGAATGACGGCCCGGTGCCGTGGGCCTTTCGGTGATCCGATG